AGCACCTTCACGAGCAGCACGCTCTTGGTTTTCGAGAAGTGTTGCAGTAACAGCACGACGATGAGTATCCTTAATAGTATCTAGTTCAGGATGCTCAAGTACTGGCTGCCACTTCTTCTGTAAATCTTCAGATAGAAACATTTGATTTTCTCCTTACGGTATTGTAATCAGCCTTCATTGATTATTTATAATAAAATTATTTTTTAGCAGACCTTGAAATGGCATGAGTATATCGTGCCATCGCACCTGTTGGACCCTGCTTTTCTTCTTCGATAGCAACAGGGTCATTCTCATCATCGACAATAACTGTTTCAACAGTTTCTTCAGCGATATCAAAATACTGCGCTTTAAGCATTGAAACTTTCTTAGAGAAATCTTCCTCTGAGACAAATTCAATACCCTCTGCTAGACTACGAAGTTTTGCAACTTGTGTGTCTGTTAGTTCATCGGTTGACTCAGCAAAAACAACTTCTTTCTCAAAGTCTTTGACCTTACCAAGTAGTTCAACATTCTCATCAATTTGAGAGTTGAGTTTGGATTCAAGTTCTTCAACTTTGCCAAAGAGTTCTTCAACAACGTCAACTTTTTCTTCAGGAACATCTACATAATGCTCTGTGAAAAGGTCTTTCAAGCCACGCATAAAGTCTTCGACCATATCAGCACGAACACCTTTTTCGATGGCGAGTTTGTTTTCTTCGACCCACTCTTGAACAACGTAGTCAAGATAAGAATCAACTTTTTCTGTGAGTTCTTCAACGATTTGAGTGTTTGTAATTTCTGCATCAGACTCAACTTCAACTGCAAACTTAGCAATTTCTTCGTTGATTTTAGCAACTACAGCAGCTTCAAATACTAATTGAATCTTTTCTTTGTGGTCTTCTGTTAGTTCGGAACCATTAAAGATTGCATCAACATCTTCTGAGATGTCAATGTCAGCAGAAGTAATAGAAGAAAGTGCACGTGGTGCATCTTCATCAAACAATACTTCTTCATCTTCTTCTAGGTCTTCGTTGAACATTTTGCCATAAGCAGCTTTCAAATCTTGTTTTTTCATCTTTGACATAGCTTGAACAGCAGCATTAATCATGCCAGCTTTTGTATTCAGCTTTGGCATTGGCTCGCCTTTGCCTTTTGGCTTCTCGTCAGTCTTCTTTGCAGAAGGCTCCGGTAATTCAGATGGATCGCCCATGCCTGCCTTGAACTCTAAAAGATCCTCATCTTCAGTCTCAAGAACTTCAGCGTCCATGTTCTCTAATACTTGTTCTTCGGACATCTGTTATCTCCTTATTGAAATAGTCATTTGTTTCAATTTCATTATTATTTATAAATTATCATCTTTTAGAGTTGCTTCAAAAACTTAACAAAAGCATTATACTTCGCTTCTTGTAGCTCTGCTTTTGAAACTTTACGAATTTCTTTCTGAGTTTCTTCAATGAATTGCGAAACCCAGTTTCCGTTTACATCTTGAATCCAATCTACACCTTCCATGATACCTTCTACAAAAGCATTTGGAGCAGAAGGATCCGCAACAATATCAGCAGCGGTAGCTAACTGAAAATCTGATTGAACCATGTTCACACCTTCCCTTGAAGATTTAAGTGTGCCCATACCACGAGATGATACACCAAGTTTTGCACCTTCATCCATAAGATTTTTTACAATCTTACCCATTGGCGTTTCAGTCATGATTTTTGCACGACCTATAATATTATTACCATCTTGTTTAAGTTCTTTAATCATATGTGATACACGCTCGAGGTTAATCGTTGGACCTTGTGGATGTCCAAGTTCACCATATGCACGGTTCTGTTCTACATATTCTTTGTTGTATCGTTTGACTTCTTTCATAAGTGTTTCCATAGGATACATCCGACCATTACGGTTCTTGATGTTACCTTGCATGAATACACCTTCAATGAAATAGTTCTTACCACCGTCTTCTTTTGCTTCGGTAATAAATTCGATGTCTTGTTCGTGAATTTCGGTGATAAGTTTCATGAGTTATTCTCCAGAATTCTTATGCATCTTAATGATGATGTTACCAGCGCCACCAGCAAGTGTGAAACTTACGTTTGCTGTTTCAGAGCCAGCAGGTTCTAATCTCATTTGACTCGCTTGGAAATCTAACAACCCACTTGTACCGTTTGTAGTCCAAATTGTATTAGCACCAACACCATTACCACGTTTGATTGTCCACGTAGCGGCAGCAGCACAAGACCAAGCAATCTCTGCAACATGCATAGCGGAAATTGTTTCTCCAGCGGTGTTTGCTAGGCTTACACCTTCAACACCATTTGTGCCAATAAAGCCAGTAGCATCTGAACGAACAACAAGAATACCTGTACCACGGCTACCTTCATTTTGATTGACTGTAATTACTTGTGCCATGATTTATTCCTTATGCCGCAGTCTTTGCGAATTTGACCATACTCATAAATGACTTCTTATCCTTCATGAGTTCGTCTTGCATTTTCTTTTTATTAGAAGAATTTAATTCTTTCATTGCATCGTTAATGGCTTCAGCGTCATCTTTACTTAACATCACAGATTCACCAGACTTGAGTTTTACGTTACCTGGTTTTACTGCTTCATCAAGTTCAACTGATTCAGTAACTTTAGAAGAACCCTGCATCACTGGCTTCATATCGCCTTGTGATTTATCAGCACCACGAGCAGATGATTGACCCCAACCACCAAGTTTCATGAACTGAGAATAGGTCATTGGAAGTTCTTGACCCTTCTTCTCAGGACCATCGTGATCTTCGCCAGTGTCACTCTTTGGACCCTTACGGTCACCAGTGTGTTGTTCTGGTTCTGCAACAGGATGATCAACTTTATCTACTGTATGCATATTAGCAAAGTCTTCTTCGCCTTTTGAACGAGGCTTATATCCCTTTACTTCTTTTTCATCGTCTTTCTTGCCTTTGTAATCAGCAGCAATTTGTTCGCTGAGTAAATCTTTAAATTTCTTCATCAGACACTTCCTCTGGTTCTGAGTCGTTATCAAAAATAGACTGAGCAGCACCAATGCGCTGAACTTGGATGGCACCCATTGCTCTGTCCATTAATTCAGCACTAATTGCTGATTTGAATGCACTCGATTCACCATTCTGTAAAGCAACAATTGCATCTCTAATAGTATCTGTCACAACGAC